AACTGGAGGTACAACTGTTGCATGATATGTAGGTAATGACATATAATTATTTATTAAAGAGTGTTAACTTCATATAAAATATTAAATAATTATAATGGCAAAGTGCGACATAACCCCGATCTCTGCATTTCAGAGCACGAACTTAAATAGTAAGATTGATACATTTAATCGTTTAGGCGATAGAGTCTTACGTTCCCTCGGCTACCCGTTCGTTAATGTTGAGATTCACCGCGATACGCTGTACGAGAATATTAGTATAGCTTGTGAAATGTTTGCAAAATTTGCTGGCTATACGCAAGAGTATTTAATTTTTGATAGTAATCTATATATTAAAGACCAAGGTATTCGCCTAGATCACCTTTTTTCTCTACAAGCTTCCGATACTCTTTCTGAACAAATTGAGTTTAATAATAAAAGTAAAGATTTTTCTAATTACAATAAAGCAGATGAATCGCTTTATATAGCTACAAGCTCTATTCCTGGAACGTATTTTTCTACTATATCTTCAGTATCTGCATCCCTCGAAGAGGGTATTTTTGTTAATCAAATATTTTCAAAGGATGTTTATGATATAATAACTGATTCTACTAGCCCGGCTTTATCTGGTTTAACTAGCTTTTTTATAGAGAGTCAAAAACAAAATTTTACCGTTGAGGGTACTATAACTGGTAAGAGAGAAGAATTCATGAATAGCTTTGATTATGATGTAATGGATTACAGGAAGGTTATTGATGTTCAGGATTTTGAAGAAGGTTCATCTACCGGTATTAATACACTCTTCTCTATAGAGCAGAGTTTAGCTCAGCAGACATATTTTAGTTATGCTATGGGTAATTATGGGTTTGACTTGATTAGCTGGTACGTTCTTAAGGATTGGATGGAGATGAGAGAAAAGTTATTAGCACAGAAACGCAGCTACACTTTCGATGATAGAACACAGATGTTAAGAATGTATCCGCAGCCTCGTTCTGGTAGTGGTTCGTCTCAAAGATTTTACGGCGTTATAAGCTGTTATGTTGAAAGACCTATACGAGATATTATTAAAGAGCAGTGGGTATATCAATATACTTTAGCTCTTACAAAGATGGCCGTAGCAAATATCAGAGGAAAATACGGTAATGTTACTCTATTCGGAGGCGGTAGTTTAAATGCTAGTGATTTAATGACACAGGGTTTAAGTGAAAAAGCTGAGCTTGAGAGAGCGTTATATGAAGGCGCGCCAGGGTTTGGTGATGCGGCTCCTCCGATGTTTTTCGTCGGTTAATCTCATACTAGTACGTATTTTTGAAAAAGAATAATAAATTTAGGCAGGGTATTTTTAAGCCGACTAATACATCAAAATACATCGGTAATTCAGATCCTATATATAGATCCGGATGGGAATTAAAGTTTTTTAGATGGGCTGATTTAAATGAAAATATAATAGCGTGGGGTAGTGAAAATATTATAATACCTTATATTAGCCCGTTAGATGGTAAAGTTCATAGATATTTTGTAGATAACTTTATCATATTTAAGAATAAAGAAGGTAAAAAAAATAAGTTTTTAATAGAGATAAAACCGAGCAAGCAAGTCGTTAAACCGGTATCGACAAAAGGTAAAAGACGTACAACTATATTATATGAGCAGAAGACTTGGGTGATAAACCAAGCTAAATGGGAGGCAGCTAAAAGATGGGCTGATAAAAAAGGTTATGAATTTTTAATTTTAACAGAAAAAGAGCTAGGTATTAAATAAAAACAGTAGGAAATAGTTCCTAATTTTATAAATAATATTACATGAGTTTAAATCTTATAGTTGAAACCCCTGCTCCAAAGGAAGAATTCGAATATATTGTCGAAGAAGGTAACTCGAAAGGTTCGCAAAACTTCTTTATTAAAGGCCCGTATATGATGGCTGAAGGTGTTAATCGTAACAAAAGAATTTACCCGTTGCAGGAAATGGTAGCTGAAGTTGCACGATATAAAGAGGCTATGGTAGAAACGGGAAGAGCAATGGGTGAATTAAATCATCCAACTACAGCTGATGTTGATCTTGAAAGAGCCTGTCATTTAGTTACAGAAATGACTCAAGATGGTAATGTTTTTTACGGTAAGAGTAAAGTTCTTTCAACCCCTACCGGTTTAATTGTAAGATCATTAATTAATGACGGTGTAAGAGTTGGTATGAGTTCTAGAGCTCTTGGTCAGCTTATACCTGAATCTGGTCAAGAAGGTGTTAGCCGCGTACAGGATTTTAAACTCGTAGCAGTTGACTGCGTTGCAGATCCATCTTTTCCTAAAGCTTTTGTTAATGGTATCCTTGAAAGTAAGCAATACGTAGTTAATAAGTACGGTCAGTTCGAAGAAGCTTACGATAATTTTGAAAAAACAATTTCAAAAATGCCTTTGAAAAATAAAGATAGTTTTTTACGTGAAACTATGTTGCAATTCATTAAATCTTTATAAATATTAATTACATGAGCAAAGAAGTTAATACAGC